CTTAAAACCCTTGCGGGGTGTGGCTTTGAGAGAATGGAACACTTGGAACGGATATTATATTACTTCAAAGGGTAGATAAAAAAATATAAAAGAAAAAGAGTATATAGAGAACCGGCGTTTTATCTGTTCCACCTGTTCCAAAGCCTTGATTTTCCTGTGTTTTCAGGGATTGGACGGCGGAACGGATGTGGACAGATCAAGTTTGGCAAGTTCACCTTTGACCTGTTCCAGAACTTCAGGATATTCAGAATCAGGGTTCATGGAATATTGATCTTCGTATTCCTTCAGGGTGTTCAGATACCGGTTCCAATGGGTGGCTTTGGCCTTTGCGGTTTTCAATTCATCAATCTTGGCTTTCTGATCGGAATAGGAATCCAACAAAACCCGTTCTTTCTGACTATCAGCCGCCTTGAAGAAAGAAGCTGGAAGATCGGATGTGTAAGGGATGATCCCGGCCTTGGCCGCTTGATCCACCGTCAGGGCTATTTGCATACCATATTCATAGCGGGAAAAGAATGTTTCAAGGTTCTTCGTCTTTTCAAAGATGTTCAAGCAATCTTGAACAATCCGCACATGGTTTTTGGCTTCTGCTACGGTATAGGCCCCCGGCATGGATTTAATAGCCCGTTCCGGGTTCAGATTGGAATGAACCTGAACGGTGGGTTCTGTTTTGGGTGGGGCTTTCTGTTTTGGCTTTCTTTTTCGCAGAAGCAGGAACAGGAAGAACCCCATAATGACATCCATCATAATGAATACGGGGCGGAGTTCTGGCGCTTCCGTAAAAAACATGATTGTGTAGACGATAAACCCGAAACTGAAAAAGAAGATCCCAAAGCCTTTCAAAAACTTCTTCAACCAACCACCTTCTATCTAATATCACTTTGGAAGGCCACGGCCTTACCAAGAATGATGATATGATCCAACTGTTCCCCGGTATAAACTAAATCTTCATAGTTAGAGTTTTCGGCCTTCAGAATCAATAGATTTTTTTCGGGATAGTAATTCACCCGCTTCAGGGTTGCTTCATCATCAATGATAACAGCGGCAATTTCGCCATTGTTCACCATTTCCTGTTTTCTGATGAACACAATATCCCCGTCATAGATTCTGGCCCCGATCATGGAATCACCCTTGGCCTTCAAGCAGAAATCAGCGTCAATATTGGCCCCAGCTTCCACATACAGTTCCTTTTCTTCATTTGCCATAATGGGTTTCCCGCAAGCAATGTCACCGAGCAGACGAAAACGCTTTGTAGAAATTGGGATGATATTATCAAACTTCACCTGTGGTTGTGACGGTTCGACCACCACAGATTTATTGATGCTTTTCAACCAATCATTCCGGTTCGGAATGTCTGATCTTCCCATGAGGTAATCCAAATCAACATTGAAATAGTCAGCAATGGTTTCCATAGATTCAAGGCCCGGTTCCCGTTCGCCCCGTTCATACATATTTACACTACTTTTAGAAAAACCAAGCTGATCCGCCAAGTTCTGTTGAGATAGGCGGCGTTCGGTTCGTAATTGCTTGAACCGATCAGAAAACTTCGGCATAAGTACACCCCTTTCAGAAGTCTTTCTATAATTCATTATACACATTATGTGCACAAAGTCAATCCGTCGATGTGCACAATTAGTAACACATTTCTTTGTGCACAATTTGTGTTCAGTTGCGCTTGACTTTGAGCACATATCGTGTATAATGATAATCAGACGAGCACAAAAGGTGCACGGCGAAAGGGGAACACAATATGAAGAAGTTCAGCGCAATAGTCAAGGACGGAACCAAAACCGTTTTCATCACCAATCAGGAATACCGGACAAAGGCCGACTTCATTCATGATCTTCGATGCAACGGGTACAAGGTCAATCCGATGAAGGTCAAGACTTCCCGGACTTTCGATTACATCATCAATCACACCGACTGTAACCCGTGGGATTGGAAGCTTACTGATAAAGAAGTTGATGATATTACGGATTATCACCCCGGAAGGAGTATGTGAGATATGGAAGTTTGGAAAGAAAACAAACAGACGGGCCTTTCTTGTGGGATCAATGACTTTGGTGAATTGTTCCTTGGCAATAAAGGAAGCGGATATAATTTACCAGACACCCCCGAAAATCGTGAATATATTTTGAATGATTTTAACTATTGGAATCAATAAGCCGAAACGGGCCTGATGGCCCGTCCACCGGAACCGCCCCACCGGTGCTGATGATGGCAGGGCAACAGCGACAACATGAGCGCCCCCGGTTTATGGGTTCGGGTATTGGGTATCAATCCCCATATAAAAGATATGACCGCCCGGAAATTGCTTGTTGGGGCTTTGGCTGTTCTAATTCTGAAGAAAGGATGTGCAAATATGAGTGTTGGCAAGAAACTTCGGGAACTGCGTGGGAGCAGAACCCAAGACGAAATCTCCAAGGAACTTGGGATTACCAAATCTTCTTATGCCATGTATGAGCGTGATGAACGGGTTCCCCGTGATGAAGTGAAGGTTCGCATTTCCAATTTCTTTGGCGTTTCGGTTCAGGAACTTTTTTTTAACTAAATCGAGCACATATAGTGTTCAATAGGAGTAAGCACCATGAATGAAGTCAGTTTGAAACCGGTCATTGATGAACTTGAAACCTTGTTTTCAAAGTTCAACAAAGCCTTCTTTGAAGGGAAGTTGGAAAAGCCTGTGATCACCGTTTCCCCGGATCATACCCGTGGGGCCTACGGCTGGTGTACCGCTTGGAAGGCTTGGCAAGATGGCACCAAGGAAGGCGGTTATTACGAAATCAACCTGTGTGCCGAATACCTGAACCGCCCCTTTGAAGAAACCTGTGGAACCTTGCTTCACGAAATGGTTCACCTTCAGAACCTTCAGGACAATGTTCAGGACACTTCCCGTTCTGGTTCCTACCACAACCGGAAGTTCAAAGAAACCGCTGAAGCCCACGGCCTGACCGTGGAGAAAGGCGAAAAGTACGGATGGCACAAAACCGCCCTGAACCCGCAAGCTGAAGCCTTCGTGAAATCCCTTGGCAAATCCGGGTTCTGTCTGGTTCGACCCCGTACCAATCCGCTGAAGGGTTCCCGGAAGGGGGGGGATCAAGTTCCCGTAAGTATGTTTGCCCCTGTTGCGGAACCATCATCCGGGCCACCAAGGAAGTTCATGTTCTCTGTGGGGAATGTGAAGTGGCCTTTGAAGAACAGGAGTGATAACCAATGAAGTTGATTGACACCAAGGATTGGAAGGCCGTTCACTTCAAGGATCGAACCATTTTGAGAAGTGACCGCAATCTTTACCCGGAAGCCGATTGGTGGGCTTTGGTTTCCACCGTGGATGTGGAACCGATGAAGGAACCCGGTCATTTCAAGGTGGTAAGCCAATGATGATCACCCGCCAAGTTCGCTGTAAGAAGTGTGGGGAAATGTTTCCCCTGACCTATCCCGAAAAGCTGTCCGACATTGGCCGGGATGTTATTTCTTACTGTCCGCCGTGTTTACACACGGAAATCTTGAAAAATGAAAGGAGTACGCACAATGACCACCTTTGCAGAGCGTTTGAAGAACGCTATGGAACAGGCCAACATGAGCCAATCCGCCTTGTCTGAACAGGCCGGGGCTTCCAAGGCCGCTATCAGCCAATACCTTTCCGGGAAGAACACCCCCGGCCCTGACCGTATCAAGGCCCTTGCCGATGCAACCGGCGTTTCCTTTGATTACCTGATGGGTTATGGAGCCGCCCCGGTTGCGGAACCGCCCATCAAGAAGATCAGCGTGAAGGAAGCCGCCCGGTGCATGGGTAAATCTGATCAGTTCGTCAGAATCGGCCTTCAGCGTGGCCTACTTCCCTTCGGGAACGCTGTTCCCGGAACTGGCGCTTGCTGGAATTACTACATCAACCCCACCAAGTTCCGTGATTATGTGGGCGCTGATCAGTTCAATTCCTTCTTCGGCCTTACGGCCTGAAAGGGGAACAACGATGGACAACACCCGTGATGAACTGTTGGATTTGATCAGGAACGCCACCAACATTGATATGATTTGCTTCTTCGCCATTATCTATGTGGTTGCGCCTGATTCCCCCCCCTACACGCCTAACGCCACCCGTGGCGAACTGAAGAAGGCAATTAAGCAGTTGCGGAGCGCCCAGCACAACCCGGATTGCCCCGCTGAAATGTCTGAAGGCTTTGAAACGGCGATTCAGTATATCCGCCGTGAATGGCTTCACCGATGAAAGGATGGTTTATATGCTTCAGATCGGTATGATCGTTAAAATCTTGCCCGATGCGGAATACAGCGGCAAGTTCACCGGCTACATCGGCAAGGTGAAGAATTACTTTTCGCAGAACAAGAAGGTTGGCGTGGAACTTTTTCAGCAGACGAATGACGCAAGTTCCAAGGGCCTGTTTTGGTTCTCTGAATCCAAGGTGGTTGCGGCGGGTACTCTGCCGGATGTCATGATGGAATATATCAAGGCTGATCTTAACGCCACCTTCGGCGTTGCAAATCACACCCGCCGTTCCCGTCAGACCGGCCTTCCGCAGATCAAGAAGGTCATTTACAGCGGCCCCAAGACAATCATTCTGTGGGCCGACAACACCAAAACCATTGTTTCTTGTGGGGAAGCGGATTCCTATGACTACTATTCCGGTTTCTGTGCCGCTGTGGTCAAGAAGCTGTTCGGTTCCACCACCCACGCCAAGAAGGTTTTGGGTGCTTCCATTCAGATCAATGATTAACCTATTCCAGCACCAACAACAGGCCCTTGATGAAACCGAGGGGAAGAACCGGGTGGCCTATTACCTTGATATGGGCCTTGGGAAAACCTTTGTTGGTTCCGAAAAAGCCCTGAAGTTGAACAGCCGTGTAAATCTTCTGGTGTGTCAATGTTCAAAGGTTCAAGACTGGATTGAACACATGACAGAAAATTACGCCATGAATCATTGTTGGATGATTTATGACATGACCAAGAAAAATGAATTTGATTGGTTCATGAAGGCCGCAATGGAAGTTGATAACCCGGATCGGATTTGTGGCGTGATCAACTATGAACTGACCTTCAGGCGGAATGTGCTGAAAACCCTGACCGGCTTCACGCTGATGTTGGATGAAAGTTCCCTGATCCAGAATGAGAACGCCAAACGGTCAAAGTTCATTCTTGGGCTGAAACCGGATAATGTGATCCTTCTGTCAGGCACCCCCACGGGCGGCAAGTATGAAAACCTGTGGAGCCAATGCCAACTGTTGGGGTGGAAGATTTCAAAAGAACTGTTCTGGAAGCAGTACATTCAAACGGAATGGGTTGAAACCGATGGATTTTGGCGGCAACAGATTACCGGCTATAAGAATGTTGACCGGCTGAAGATGAAGCTGGCCGAACATGGGGCCGTTTTCATGACTACCGAACAGGCCGGGATCAGCCTTCCAAAACGGAACTGGATTAAGGTCAAAACCAGCCCTTCACCCCTTTATTGGAAGTTCTGGAATGATCGTTATGTTGCGATTGACAGCGCCAACCTTGGTGAATTTGAACTGGATGCGGATTTCTACGGTTCCAATGCCCATTGTGAACGGGAATTGATCGGTGATACCAGTTTGACCCGCCGCCTTTACGCCCGTCAGCTTTGCGGCCTGTATAACCCGGCCCGTTATGAAGCCTTCCGGGATTTGGTGAACAGTACGGAAGATCGCTTGATTGTGTTCTATAACTTCACGGAAGAAATGGAACGCCTGAAGGGGATTGCCAAGGGCCTGAACCGGCCTGTGTCTGTTCTTTCCGGTGAAGAAAAGAACTTGGATGCTTACCGATACCAGCACAACAGCATTACCTTCATTCAGTATCAGGCCGGTGCAATGGGCGGCAACTTCCAGCTTGCCAACAAAATCATTTACTTCAGCCTTCCCCAAGGTTCGGAATTGTGGGAGCAATCCCAAAAGCGTATTCACCGCCTTGGGCAAGAACGGCCCTGTTTCTATTACCTGATGATCTGTCCGGGAACGGTTGAAGAAGATATTCTTTCCACTTTGGAAATGAGAAAGGACTATACCGATGAACTATTCAGAAAGTATGAGCAAGCGGCAACAGCGCCGCAAAGCCCTTAACCAGCGGTTCAGGCGGATGTTCCTTGTGGCCCTTCTGATGGGCCTTGCAATGGGGTTTGTATTTGGGCGCTGTTCTGCTGTCAACAGCAAGGCCCCGGATGCCCCCATTGAACCGGATCAGCTTACCGCCGTGATCCCGGATGTGACCTTGGAGCCGGTGGAACCCCCGCTGGTGGAAGAACCCGCCGAACCTGAACCGGTGCTGTTGGGCAGTTTCAGAATTACCGCCTATTGTTCCTGTGAAAAGTGTTGCAGCGAATGGGCCAAGAACCGGCCCAACGGCATTGTGTATGGTGCCGCTGGCGTGGAACTGAAGGCCGGTGTTTCCTGTGCTTCCCCGCTTCCCTTGGGAACCGTGGTGGAAGTGGAAGGCTTGGGTGAATACATCGTTCAGGATCGCCCCGCCCAATGGGTGATTGACAAATACGGTGAAAACCAGATCGACATTTATTTTGACAATCATGAAGCCGCTTCCGCCTTCGGCCTGAAGCAGTTGAATGTTTATCTGAAAGGAGAACCAGAAAAATGATCAAATGTGAAAACGCTTGCCCCCGTGGGAAATTTGATGGGTGTTGCCACAAATGCCCGGAGTTCCACACTTGCCCTGATTCCTGTCAGGAAAACCCGAACGCCTGTGGTTCGGCCACCTTCGATGAAGAAACGGCCCTTCAGGAGTTCAAGAACACCCAGCTTGCCACCCTGAACGCCATTGCTTCCCTGACCGCCCACAAGAAGGCCATTGAGGATCAGGAAAAGGAAATGAAGGCCAAGCTGTATGAAGCAATGGTGAAGTTCGGCGTGGATAAGTTTGAATCCGATGTTCTGAACCTTACCCTTGTGAAGCCCACCAATGCCACCAGCATTGATTCCGCCAAGCTGAAGAAGAAATACCCGGACATTGCTTCCGAGTGTTCCAAGACCACCGCCAAGGCCGGTTATGTGAAGATCACCCTGAAGGGCGGTGGGCAGTAATGACCGTTGAACAGATCGAACTTCGGAAGATTTTAACCCAAATGCTGGCGGATAATGGGATCAACCGAGAAACCATCAAAGGCTTTGTGGAAGAAATTGTTTCTGAAAAAGTTGATCGAGCTATTGATCGGATTATTCATGAAACCAATATGGATTCTCTTATAGCAAGAATGGTTCAGGACACTATCAGAACCACAATTTCTGATGAAGTGCGTTGGAATGTTCGCCGGGTGCTTGGAAGTGTTTCAATTTCTATTGAAACCCATGGGAGTTTCAGGGGTGGTGAATCCGATGGCAAGGGATGAATTATGGGATGCCCTGAAGGATCATGCCAAACAGGTTCATTTAGAACGGGTTGCAAAGAACCCCGACCGGATCGCCTATGCCATTCAACAGTTTGAAGCCCACGGCATTGAATACCAACTGAAAAATGAGCAAACAGGCCACTTCCATTGTTGGCGGAAGTCTGATGATAAACTGTTTCAATTCTACGCTGGAACGGGGAAGATTCAGGGTTTCACCCAAGTCAGAGGTATTCACAGCCTGATTCAGATGTTGGAGGGGTGAGCCGATGGAAAAGCAGATTGATATTTGCGCCACCTGTGTTCACGATGAACCCGGTTATTGTTCCGTCATTGGCACCATTCCCCATTGCTGTTTCCGCCATTGGCATTGTGAGCCGGGAAAAGCCGCAAAGGACTATGTTCCCAAACAGGAAGAAGGTGAAGCCGATGTTCGGTAAAAGAAAACTTGAATTGCTGGCCCATACCGCACGGATCAAAGAACTTGAAGAAATCCTTTGCCCCTGTGAACAGCATGATTGGATCAGCAACGGCTATCATTTCAGCGGCGGAACCGGGCGGGGAGATGAAACCACCATTTACCACTACATTTGCAAACGCTGTAAAAAGCGGATGCAAAGTATTCAACCGTACCTTGGGAGTGATTCCGATGGCAGGTGAAAAGAACTTTGAAAACCGCCTGAAGAAGTGGCTGGAATCTGAAGGGATATATCCCTTGGGTGAACCTGTTGACCGCATGAGCGCCCCGCCCTGTGGCTTCTATGAAAAGCGTTGGGGCGGAAGCCGGTATGTGAAAAGCGGCCTTCCTGATATGCGGATCACCGTGAAGGGCATTGCCCTTGAAGTGGAGTTGAAGGCTACCAACGGAACCCCATCTGTGCTTCAGAAGCGTAATATTCGCCAAATCAATAATAGCGGCGGAATAGCAATGGTGCTATACCCACAAGGGTTTGACACATTCAAAGACATAATAAAGGGGGTGAAATCGTGTCCACAAGATTTTCCCATAGCCGGGTTGAAGTGTTTGATCGTTGCCCATTCAAATATCGGTTGCGATATGTTGATGGATTAGACACGATCCCGAACACGGATGCAGACAACGCCCTGATCCTTGGCACCGCCCTTCACACCGGCATTGAAGAAGGGGTTGAACAAGCCCTTGACTTCTACAAGAACAGCTTCCCGGTTCTGACGGATGATCACATTCATGAAATGATGAAGTTGGAAGCCATGATCCCCAAGGCAAAGGCCATGTTGCCACCGGGCGGAACCTTTGAACTTCCAATCGGGAACGCTGATTTCATCGGCTTTATGGATTATCTGGTTCCCGTGGGGAAGGGCCTGAAGCTGGATGGCCTGATCACTGGTGAAGATTTGAATGAATTTGAAGCGTTTGATCTGTACGATTTCAAGTATTCCAACAACGCCAAGAACTACGCCGTTTCCGGTCAGCTTCACGAATACAAGTATTGGTATGAACTGACCCATCCCGGCCACCGGATCAGGAATATGTATTTCCTGATTGTTCCCAAGCCCAAGATCAGGCAGAAAAGCACCGAAACCCTTTCCCAATTCCGTGACCGCTTGCAAGCGGCCTTGAAAGATGCTGAACCAACGCTGATGCCGGTTCAGTATAACCCCATGAAGATTGTGGACTTCCTGACCGATGTGAAGCACATGGTTGAAGCCACAGACTTTCCCAAGAACCCAAACCATTTTTGTGGATGGTGTGAGTATGAAGAATATTGTCAGAAAGGATGGGATTATATGTTACTTCCCAAGAATGAACGCCGTGATCTGAACGCCACCAAGAAGAAGGTTGTGTGGCTTTACGGCGCACCCTTCAGCGGCAAAACCTTCTTTGCCAATCAGTTCCCCGATCCCCTGATGTTGAACACGGATGGCAACATCAAGTTTGTGGATGCCCCCTATATCGCCATTCGTGACACCGTTACGGTGGAAGGCCGTATCACCAAGCGCAAGTTGGCCTATGAAGTGTTCATGGATGCCGTGGCCGAACTGGAAAAGAAACAGAACGATTTCCGAACCATCGTGGTTGACCTTCTGGAAGATGTTTATGAATCGTGCCGGGTTTACATCTGTGACCGTCAGGGCTGGAAGCATGAATCTGATGATTCATTCCGTGCGTGGGATATGGTCAGAAGCGAGTTCCTGAACACCCTGAAGCGGCTTGTGAATCTGGACTATGAAAACATCATCCTGATCAGCCATGAGGACAGAAGCCGTGACCTGACCCGCAAGGGCGGCGATAAGATCAGTTCCATCAAGCCGAACCTTCAGGATAAGGTGGCAAACAAGGTGGCCGGTATGGTTGATCTGGTGGCCCGTATCGTGGCGGACGATGATGAACGGGTGCTGTCTTTCAAGACTTCTGAAGTGATCTTCGGCGGTGGCCGTTTGACTGTCCGTGATAAGGAAATCCCGCTGACCTATGACGCTTTCTGTGAAGTCTACGAGGAAGCCAACCAGAAGGCCGCAGGAGCCGTGAAGCGTGGCGGCAATGCCCCGGCTACCCCAGCACCTGAAACCACCGACACGCCCACCACAGCGCCCAGCAGAAGGGGCAGAAAGGCCAAGACTGTAACCCCGCCCCCGGCTGGTAACTATGATCCGGCTGAAGATGCGGCAAAGGCGGCTTGTGGTGATCCTGATGGAACTTGGACACCGGGCGGCGGTGAAAAGGATGATTCTGTTCCTGTTGATGAACCGGCCACCGGTGACACCCCGCCTTGGAACGATCTTCCCAAATGCCCGGACGGTGAACGCATTTTCAGACAGCACGATCAGAACCCGGAAATCCCCCTTTGTCCGTCCATTGACGCTGGCCACCGTTGCCACAAGGAAGGCGGCCCCGATGGTTGCCCCCTGTGGGATCGCCCCAAGGCACAGGCAGAGGAACCCGCACCCAAGACGGATGCTAACCCGCCCCGCCGTACCCGGAAGAAGCGTGAAGAATAATGGCTGATGTGCTGATGATTGCCGGGAAGCCTGAAACCATTTTCAAGGCCCGTGATTTTGAATATCTGGTTGAAAAGCACATGGGCTATGAAGCGGCCAAGTATTTCCGGGAATACGCTGAAAAGGCTGATGAAGAAGTCAGATCGGCCAAGGCCGGTGAGAACACAGACCTTGCTTCCTATGAAGCTGACCTTGAAAGCAATCACAGAGCCTTTCAGGACATTCAGACGGAAGCCGCAGTTATCACGGGTGTTCTTCAAGAAAAACGGATAAACCGTGAGAAGATCGCCCATGCAGTCAGGGAAATTGGAAAAATTCTTTCCAACCAAATATAAAAAACAACATTTTTGGAGGTAAAAAACTATGGCTATTGATTTTGACAAGATTGATCGTTCTGTTGATCTGAAGGGCCTTCAGGCTGATGTGGAGGATGCCAAGAAGAACGGCGGCGGTGATTTCCCCACCATTCCCGCTGGCAAGTATGAAGTGAAGCTGGAAAGCATGGAGATCAAAGGCACCAAGGCCGATCCCAACCGCCCCATGCTGGCCGTGTCCTTCAAAATCCTGTCCGGTGAGTTCAAGAACCAGCGCCTTTTCATGAACCGTGTCCTTTACGGCACCAAAAATGACAAGAACATGATCGCTTCCGCTATGGGCTTCCTTGAAAAGCTGGATTCCGGTGTTCCTATCAGCTTCACCAGCTACAAGCAGTTTGCCCAGCTTGTTCTTGATGTGGCGGAAGCTATTGATGGAACCTTGGAATATGCGGTGGACTATGATGATTCCCGCTTCAATTCCATCACTGTTGAGGAGGTTTTTGAGGTTGAAAACTGACCGCAGATTTTTTATAATCAAATCGAGCACAAATAGTGCTTGATGCGGTTTTGAACCTTAACTTTCAAGCACAACCTGTGGGGCTTCGGCCCCACAATGGCCCCAAGTGAAAGCCTTCCCGTGGCGGGGCTGATAAGGCGGCAACGCTGACCGATTTCACAAAAGCTGAAAGGATGTGAGTTGATGATCTTCTATGATTTTGAGGTTTTCCGGTATGACTGGTTGGTTGTCCTGATCGACCTGAACGCCCGGAAAGAAACCGTGATTATCAATGATCCCGACAAGCTGAAGCGTTTCTATGAGGAACACAAGGGCGTGATTTGGGCCGGTTACAATTCCCGGAACTATGATCAGTACATCCTAAAGGCCATTCTGTGTGGGTTTGATCCAAAGCCTGTGAACGATTGGATCATTGCAGAGGACAAACCCGGTTACAGATATTCAAGCCTGTTCAGGGAATACCCGCTGATCAATTATGATGTGATGCCGAACCCGCCAATCAGCCTGAAGGCGCTGGAAGCGTTCATGGGCCATTCCATCAAAGAAACTTCTGTTCCCTTCGACATTGACCGGTCTTTGACTGAAGCAGAATTGGCCGAAACGGTCAAGTATTGCCGCCATGATGTGGAACAGACGGTGGAAGTGTGGTTAAGGCGGAAGGAAGATGAATTTGATGCCCAAATGTCACTTGTGAAGGCGTTCCATCTTCCTATTTCCGACATTGGCCGCACCAAGGCCCAGCTTTCCGCCAAAATCCTTGGAGCCGTTCAGCGGGAACACAATGATGAATTTGAAATTGAGTTCCCGTCCAGCTTGCGGATCGAAAAATACACGGAAGTTCTGAACTGGTACAAAAACCCCCTGAACCGTGACTATTCCAAAACCCTTAAACTGGATGTGGCCGGGGTTCCCCATGTGTTTGCTTGGGGTGGCCTTCATGGGGCCATTCCCAAATATCACGGGGAAGGATGGTTTGTCAATGTGGATGTGGCTTCCTATTACCCGTCTTTGATGCTGGTTTATAAGTGGCTTTCCCGCAATGTTCACGATCCTTCCAAGTATGCGGAAATTTACCACACCCGCCTGAAGCTGAAGGCGGAGAAGAACCCCATGCAACAGCCTTACAAGATTGTTCTGAACAGCACCTATGGCGCTATGAAGGATAAGCACAATGCCATGTATGACCCCCGGCAAGCCAACAATGTTTGTGTGGGAGGTCAGCTTCTTCTTCTGGATTTGATTGAACGGCTGGAAGATCATTGTGAAATCATCCAGAGCAACACGGATGGTATTTTGGTCAAACTTCGCCGGTATGAAGATTTTGAAATGCTGGACGATCTGTGTTGGGAGTGGGAGCAAAGAACCGGGATGCGCCTTGAATTTGATGAATTTCAAAAGGTGTATCAGAAAGATGTGAACAATTACATCATTATTCCTTCCGGGCCGCTTCGTGACGAAAAAGGGAAACCCCGCTGGAAGTGCAAGGGTGCCTATGTCAAAAAACTGTCCGATCTGGATTATGACCTTCCCATTGTCAACCGGGCCATTGTGAACTATTTCCTTCAGGGGATCAGCCCGGAAACAACCATCATGGAATGTTCCGATCTTCGGGATTTTCAGAAGGTGGTGAAGGTGTCCAGCAAGTACAAATACGCCCTTTATTCCCCGATGATTATGGAAGCCAAGATCAGGGATGAAAAAGGCCGTTCCAAGAAAATCACTCGCTTCAGCGGTGGTGAGGTTCAGACGGATAAAACTTTCCGGGTGTTTGCTTCCAAGGATCAGAGCAAGGGCGGAATCTTCAAGGTTTCCGGGAAAATCGTCAAGGGCCGGGAAAAGAATCCTGAAAAGTTCGGCAACACCCCGGATCATTGTTTCTTCATCAATGATGATGTGACCAACCTTCCCATCCCGGATGAACTGGACAAGCAATATTACATTGATGTTGCTTGGGATCGCCTGAAAGATTTTGGGGTGGAACGATGAACAATAAAACCTTTCGGGGGGGGGGAGCGTTGAAGCATGGAACTGTTTAGGGGCTATGTGCCTACCAGAAACAAACAATGCCTTGAAAAGTTCAAAGGCGTTGAAAAACTGAAAACCCGTTCTGAAGTCCAAGACCTTGATGAATACGCCGGTATTCTTGGGGAAGAAACCATCCTGATTGATGTGGATGATGCGGAAACATCTGAACTTTTGTTCAGAATTGTTCAGGATTTAGAACTGAAGTGCAGAGTGTACGCCACCACACGGGGAAAACACTTCTTGTTCAAGAACTGTGGTGTTAAAAAAAGCTGGACGAAATGCACCTTGGCCGTGGGTATCACCACGGATGGAAAGGTTGGAGCCAATAACAGCTATGAAATCTTGAAGTCTGGTGGCGTGGAACGGCCCATTCTGTATGACTTCCCTGAAGGGGAGATTCAGGAACTTCCCAAGTGGCTAACCCCGGTGAAAAGCAACTATGATTTCCCGAACCTTGGTGAAGGTGATGGGCGGAACCAAACCCTGTTCAACTACATTCTGACCCTTCAAAGTGACGATTTTACCAAGGAAGAAGCCCGTGAATGTATCAGGCTGATTAACCGTTATGTGCTGAAGAAGCCCCTTTCCGACAAGGAACTTGATGTGATCCTTCGGGATGATGCTTTCAAGAAAACATCCTTCTTCCGGGATAAAACCTTCCTGTTTGATAAGTTCGCCACCTACCTAAAGAACAACAACCATATTGTGAAGATCAATAACCAGCTTCACATTTACAAGGATGGTATCTATGTTTCCGGTGCCGGTGAGATTGAAGGGGCCATGATCAAGCTGATCAGCAACCTGAAACGGGCGTGGCGTTCGGAAGTCCTGTCCTATCTGGAAATCATGATTGAGGAAAACACCAAGGCCACCAACCCGAATATCATTGCTTTCAGCAACGGCCTTTACAATATCCGGGATGGTTCCTTCAAAGAGTTCACCCCGGATGTGGTCATTACAAACAAAATCCCGTGGCCGTACAACCCCGCCGCCCATGATGATCTGTTGGATCATACCCTGAACCGGCTGGCCTGTGATGATCCTGAAGTCCGGGCCTTGCTGGAAGAAATGGTGGGCTATTGTATGTACCGTCGCAATGAACTTGGCAAAGCCTTCATCCTGATTGGCGATAAGAGCAACGGCAAATCCACCTTCCTTCATGTGGTGAAGAACCTTCTTGGGGATCAGAACATTGCTTCCCTTGACCTGAAGGAATTGGGCGATAGGTTCAAAACCGCTGAACTGTTCGGCAAGCTGGCGAACATCGGTGATGATATTGGTGATGAATTTATTGCCAATGCTTCCGTGTTCAAGAAGCTGGTCACGGGTGATCGGGTGAATGTGGAGCGCAAAGGCCAAGATCCTTTTGAGTTCAACAATTATTCCAAGTTCCTGTTCAGCGCCAACAATATTCCCCGTATCAAGGATAAAACCGGAGCCGTTCAGCGGCGTTTGGTGATCGTTCCCTTCGATGCCAAGTTCACCCCCAATGATGCTGACTTCCGCCCGTTCATCAAGGATGAATTGTGTGAACAGGGTTCTATGGAATATCTGGCCTTGCTTGGCCTTCAGGGGTTGAAGCGGGTTCTTGGGAACGCAAAGTTCACCACTTCCAGCAGAGTTCAGGGGCAGTTGGACGAATATGAGGAAAACAACAACCCCATTATTGGGTTCATCAATGAAGTGGGCCTTGACGGGATTGAAAATGAAGCCACCGATTCCGTGTATCGCCGGTATAAGGAATATTGCATTGCAAACAACTTCCAAGCCCTTTCCAAGATTGAGTTTTCCCGGCAGATCACAAAACGCTGTGGCTTCACAACGGTTCCAAAGTGGATCAGAAACCGGAAAACCCGTGTATTTGTGAAAGGCGGTGACACAGAATGAGTGGTTCCAAGAAGGTGTTCACCACTTTGGGCAGTTCCAACCATGTTCCTGAAGAACGAGAAGCATTTGATTACTACGCCACCGATCCAAGGGCCGTGGAAATGCTTCTGGAACTGGAACAGTTTTCCCCGGTCATTTGGGAACCGGCCTGTGGGGAAGGCCATATTTCCAAGGTGCTTCAGGCCCACGGTTATGAAGTCATTTCAACTGATCTGATTTACCGGGGCTTCGGTGATCCTGAACCGCTGGATTTCCTGAAGGAAACGCTGGACGATTTTGAAGGCGATATAATCACAAACCCGCCATATTCAATGGGGCTTGAATTTGTTCAAAGGGCGCTTGAAAGCGTCCGCCCCGGTGGGAAAGTGGCTATGTTCCTGAAGGTTCAGTTCTTGGAGGGGCAAAAACGGGGTGAGTTCTTCAGGCATACCCCCCCCCCGAAAAGTTTATATCAGCCGTTCCCGGCTGGCCTGTTATAAAAACGGTGATATGACCGGGAAATCGGAAAGCGCCATTGCCTATGCGTGGTATGTGTGGGAAAAGGGCTTCACCGGTGATCCGGTGATCAAATGGTTCAACTGAAAGAAAGGATGATTTCAATGTTACCTAAAACCAAAACGGAACGCCATTCCGATATTTGCAAGGAAATCAATGCCTTGTACGCACGAAAAAATCATGACTATGGTGATAGCTTTCACCAGACCTTCACGGAAGAAGGAATGGCAATGCCCCGGATCAGACTTGGGGATAAGCTGGCCCGGTTCAAGAGCCTGACCAAATCCGAGGTTCAGGAAGTCAAGGATGAATCTATCCGTGATACCCTGATTGACCTTGCCAATTACGCCATTATGACGGTTCTTGAACTGGACGATCTGAAAGCGGAGGAACACGCCGATGAACGCTAACCGTTATATGCGGGATTCCTTGCGAACCGCTGACCGTTCCAACATGGATCGGCTGAAGCTGGAATGTGCCTTGGGCCTTTGCGGTGAAGCCGGTGAAGTGGCCGAACAGGTGAAGAAACATTTCTTCCACGGCCATGAACTGGACAAGCGCCACATGATTGAAGAACTTGGTGATGTGGCTTGGTATTTGGCCGTTTTGTGTGATGCCATTGGTTCTGACCTTGATACGGTCATGGAAGAAAACTTGAAAAAGCTGGAACAGCGTTACCCTGAAGGGTTCGATCCTTACCGGTCACAGCACCGGAATGAATTGGGAGGTTGAAGAAAATGAAAATTATCAAGCCTGATGTGCAGTTCATCACCCCGATTGATGGGGCCACCATCCTGAAGCGGTTGGAACAATGTGGCCGTGTCTGCTACAAGTCCGAGGACAAAATCACGGAAGGTTCCGCTGAAAAGTTCGTTGCCGGGATCATCAAGCGTGGGCATGAAGGGGTTCTGGAACATTGTTCCTTCACGGTGAAGTTCATTTGTGATCGTGGGGTTTCCCATGAAATTGTTCGGCACCGGCTGGCGGCGTATTGCCAAGAATCCACCCGATACTGCAACTATTCCAAGGAAGGCTTTGGTTCTGAAATCACCGTGATCAAGCCTTGTTTTTGGGATGAAAACACCTTGGGCGAGAAGGTGAAAATGGATTGTTGGAGAATTGCCATGCGGGATGCTGAAGATGCCTATTTTGCCTTGCTGGATGAAGGCTGTTCCCCGCAAGAAGCCCGTTCTGTTCTGCCTAACAGCCTGAAAACGGAAGTGGTCATGACGGCCAACATTCGTGAATGGCGGCATTTCCTGAAGTTGCGCTGTTCACCCGCCGCACATCCGCAGATGCGGGAAGTGGCCTTGATCCTGTTGGACAAGGTTCATTGGCTGATTCCGGTGTGCTTCGATGATATTTGGAGTGAATACCATGCCGATGTTTAAGAAGTCCGGTGGCAAAATCTTTGGCGTTCAGTTCAACAAAGCTGAAGAACGGGCCTTGGATCAGGAAATCAAGAAACAGATTGTGGAAAATGATCGGGCCTTTGACATGGACAAAGAATCATCCATCCTGTGGATGCTTCACACCCAATTTGGCTTTGGCCCCAAGCGCCTGAAGCTGGCATGGAAGCTGTTCTATGCCGAAACCTTGAAGCTACGGGAATATTACCTGATGGATCAGGAAGATGATGGGTGGCTGGCCCGTAAAAAGTTGAAGGACTTTGGGTGTGACATTGAAGAATGGTACAGAGAAGAAGGAGGGAAAACCGATGCCTAAACCTTGGGAAAATGCTGAAGGGTATCCCGATCCGACAGCCTACCACGGCACAAAGAATATCATCCGTGACGAGGATGAACAGCAGAAGCGGGTGAACACCCTGATCTTCGTCCTGAAGTACATCACCCGTTTGGCGGGGTTTGAACTTCTGAACCGTATTGAAATCAAAGACCGTAAGACTGGGAGGGAATACAGATGATGAATAAGCCTTGCCCTTTCTGTGGCGGGGAACCCTTTTTCATGGATAATGATGGGTGGTATTGGGTTCGTTGCAGAAAATGTGGGGTTGAAACACCCGGATCAGATATAAAAGAAATAGCGGAAAATCAATGGAATAGGCGGGTGAAACACCGATGAAGAAAATGCTGGTGGTGCTGACCCTTGTGCTGTTGCTTATGGCCGTGGCCGAGTATTTCAGCATTGATCCCGTTTGGTTCCTGATTGTCTGGTATCTTTCAGACAATATTTCCGCCTGAACAGGTGCTTCTTCAGTAGGGGTTGGAACAGCGTGTGGAACAGGTATGGAATAGATGGTTTTTCTATATCTGTTCCGCACGAAAAACCTTGATTTTCAAGACTTTTTCAGTTGTTTTCAGAGAACGGAACAGATGGAACAGATGTAAATATACTTTCTTCTTATAAAGAAAAAAATATATAAGAAATGTGTATATAAGAAACTGCCCGTTTTATCTGTTCCATGCGTTCCAAACCCTTGAAACCCCTTGATTTTTCGGCATTTATCCACGGTACAGATGCAATGAAAACGGAACAGACTACCCCAGAAAGGATGTGTTACATAGTGAATGACAAAGACCTTTCCCAACAGGCCAAGGAATACTTTGCCCAAATCAGGAAAACGGATCGTTTGATCCATCGGCTTGATAGCACCATTGCAACCTTGCGTTCCAGCTTGACTTCTACCGGAAGCCAACTGAAACAGGACAAGGTTCAGACTTCAGGCCCCAAGAATACCCTTGAAGAAACCATCACCAAGATCATTGACCTTGAAGCCAAGATCAATGCCCGGATTGATGAACTTGTGAGCATGAAACAGGAAGCGTTCACCATGATCAACCGGATTCCTGACCTTAATCAGCAAAATATTCTGATCGGGCGCTATATTCAGTTGAAAAAATGGGAAGATATTTCTGAAGAACTGAATTATTCTATGCAATGGGTTTTTGAACTTCACGGAAAGGGTTTACTTGCTTTTGCCAAGGCAAATAGCGACTTTCTAAACAACCGAGAAAACCAGAGTGCCACCGGTTCCAAACAGAGTAAAGAATCGGTAGAATAGTAAATAAGAAATTGCGCCTACGGGGAACCGGGGCGCTTTTTCTATGCCTGATGAAAGGGGTGAATACCTGTGACACCAAGACAGCGGAAGTTCTGTGATGAATACCTGATCAGCGGCAATGCTACGGATGCGGCAATCAAGGCGGGGGATTCGCCCAAGACCGCAAAACAGACGGGTTCTGAAAACCTTGCAAAACCTGACTTGAAAGCGTACATCGAAACCGAACTTGAAAAACTTCATTCGGCCAAGATCGCTGATGCTGAAGAAGTCATGAAATACCTGACTTCGGTAATGCGGGGTGAACATACTGAAGAAATCCCGATCCTGTGCGGTGACGGTTGCCAAGAGTTGACGCAGAAAGAGGTTGGAGCCAAGGAAAGGCTGAAGGCCGCTGAACTGATCGGCAAGCGTTATGGTATGTTCACGGACAAGGTAGGTGTGGAAAGGGCCGTTCCGGTGATTATCATGGGGGATGATCAACTTGAAGATTAGCCCACAGGCCAAGTGGGTTCACCTTCCTGAAGTGGTTGGCAAGGGTTACGGAACCTTCTGGAACTTCAAAGGCCGTTACCGGGTGTGTAAGGGAAGCCGTGCTTCCAAGAAATCTAAGACAACGGCCCTGAACATCATCAAACGGATGATGCAATACCCGGAAGCCAATACCCTTGTGGTTCGTAAGGTGTTCAGAACCTTGAAAGATTCCTGTTTCACCGAACTGAAATGGGCAATCAACCGCCTTGGGGTTTCAGCCTATTGGGAAATCAAGGAAAGCCCCCTTGAAATGACTTACCTTCCCACCGGTCAGAAGATTTACTTTCGGGGCCTTGATGATCCCCTAAAAGTGACGAGTATCACGGTTGAAATAGGGTTTTTGTGCTGGTGCTGGATTGAAGAAGCATACGAAATCATGAATGAAGCTGATTTTGATATGCTGGATGAATCCATCCGTGGTGCTATCCCGGAAGAAACCGGCCTGTTCAAGCAAATCACACTGACATTCAACCCGTGGAACGAAAAGCATTGGATCAGGAAACGCTTCTTCGGGGAGATCACCGGCAAGGATGCCCAAGGGAACCCCACATACAAGTTCCATGATAGCTGGATCAGCCCGGATGGGCAGATTTACGCCACAACCACCAATTACCTGTGTAATGAATGGCTGGACACGGCGGATTTGAAGGTGTTCAACACCATGAAGGAAAACAACCCCCGCCGCTACAAGGTGGCTGGCCTTGGGGGTTGGGGCATTGTGGATGGCCTGATTTTCGATAATTGGCGGGAAGAAGCCTTTGATTATCTGGCTATTTCCAAGAAGCCTGATGTGAAAAGCGCCTTCGGCCTTGACTTCGGTTATACCAACGATCCCACGGCCCTGTTCTGTGGGCTGGTGAGTGAGAAGGAAAGAACCATTTGGGTGTTTGATGAACTGTATGAAAAGGCCCTGACGAACCGGGCAATCTGTGACCGGATCACCGGCATGGGTTACGGCAAGGAACGGATCAAGGCCGATTGTGCCGAACCAAAGAGCATTGATGAATTGCGGGATGCTGGCCTTCATCGTATCAGAGCCGCCCGGAAGGGCAAGGACAGCGTGAATAACGGAATCCAGTACATTCAGGGTTACACCATCATTGTTCATCCCCGATGCGTGAACTTCATCACAGAGATTTCAAACTACACATGGGCAGAAGATAAGTTCGGGGCCAAGATCAATGTTCCCATTGATGATTTCAACCACCTTATGGACGCTATGCGTTACGGGCTGGAAGATATGTTGGTTGGCCCCGCCTTCAGCTTCGACTAATAACATGATAGTAACAAAACACACGAAAAACACACGGTTTCCGTGTGTTTGCGTTTATTAAGCAATGAAGAAAGGCGGTAAGTGAATATGTTTCTGGATAACGCTATGGAGCGTATCAACCGCCTGATCCTTCAGGGTGGGCGAACCGGCATGACTGAAAATCAGTTTTATGCCGCTGAAATCCGTGAATGGAAGAACAGCCTGAAGCGCCGGGATCAGATTAAGGGCGCTGATTACTATGAAGGCCGTCATGACATTCTGAACCGGAAGCGCACAATCATTGGCGCTGATGGCAAACTTCAGGAAGTGGACAATCTTCCGAACAATCGCCTGATTGATAACCAATATGCCCTGATGGTGGATCAGAAAACCAACTACCTTGTGGGCAAGCCCTTCACGGTGAACTGTCAGAACAAAGCCTATGCGGATGCTTTGAACAATGTGTTCAATAAGCGGTTCCACCGGCTTCTGAAGTATGTCTGTGAAGATGCCTTGAATGGTGGCCTTGGCTGGTTGTTCCCGTTCTATGACAAAAAGGGCAATCTGGCCTTCAAGCATTTCCCGGCCTATGAAGTTCTTCCGTTTTGGGCTGACGATGATCATACCATCCTTGATTCCGCTATCCGCCTTTATCCGCAGGAAGTGTGGGATGGATATACCAAGAAAACCATTGAACGGGTTGAACTGTTTAAGGCTGATGGCCTTTATCGGTATATCTATGATGGAACTGATCTGAAGCCTGATGTGGAAGCCGGGGAACATGAAAACTACTTCACCATTGAGGAAGAAGGCAAGGAAACCACCGAACTGAATTGGGAACGGATTCCGCTGGTTCCCTTCAAGTATAACAAACAGGAAATCCCCCTGATCCGCCGTGTGAAAACCCTTCAGGACGGAATCAACACCATGATTTCCGACTTTGAAAACAATATGCAAGAGGACGCACGGAACACTATCTTGATCCTGAAGAATTACGATGGTGAAAATCTTGGTGAGTTTCGCCGCAATCTTGCCACCTTCGGAGCCGTGAAGGTTCGTGACGATGGTGATGTTACTACTCTGACGGTGGAAGTCAATTCCGAGAACTACAAGGCCATTTTGGATGTGTTCAAGAAAGCCCTGATTGAAAATGCCCGTGGCTACGATGCCAAGGATGATCGTTTGGGCGGCAACCCCAATCAGATGAACATTCAATCTATGTATTCTGATATTGACCTTGACGCAAACGGCATGGAAACCGAGTTCCAAGCGGCCTTTGAAGAACTGTTGTGGTTCATCAACAACCACTTCAGCAACACCGGCGTTGGAGATTTCACGGATGATGTGGCGATTGTGTTCAACAGGGATATTCTGATCAATGAATCGGAATCCATTGAAAACTGTTCCAAGTCCGTTGGTATTCTGTCCAATGAAACCATTGTGGAACAGCACCCGTGGGTTACGGATGTTGAAGCAGAAATGGCCCGGTTGCAGAAGGAAAAGGAAGAAGCTATGGCACAGGCACAGGAATACGCCGGGGCCTTCCAGACCGGCAACCCGAACCAAGGTGATAATGGTGGGGGCGAATAACCCCCGCCGTTTCACAATATACGCCGGGGCAGACATTGAGTGTGGCGGGGTGCTATTACTCCTACCCGCCAAAGGGTGAAATTCCCTTCCCCGGCCCATCATGGCCCGTTAGTCAAGTGGTTAAGACACCGCCCTTTCACGGCGGTAACGCCGGTTCGATCCCGGCACGGGCTACCAAGGCCACAAAGGAAGGAACCAAAATTCAGCAAGGCGCAAGCCCCTATGAAGAAACAGCGTGGCCTAATAAGCTGAAGTGGATGGAATAGGCAGACACGGCGGATTCAAAATCCGTTGCCGCAAGGCGTGTGGGTTCAAATCCCACCTTCAGCACCATTTTTCAGGATTGGAGGAACCGCCCATGAGAAATGCGGACTATTGGCGTGGACGGTTTTCCATCTTGGAGGACAGCGCCCACCGAGAAGCCCAGCGAACTATTCAGGACATGGAAGAACTGTATTTGGATGCCCAGCGTTCAGTTCAGAAGGAAATTGAAAGCTGGTATGCCCGTTTTGCGGTGAACAACCAAATCAGCCTGACCGATGCCCGAAAATGGCTGACCGCTGGACAGCTTGAAGAATTTCATTGGAGCGTTGAACAGTATATCAAGATTGGTGAACAGGCCGGGTTGGATGCGGCATGGCTGAAGAAGCTGGAAAATGCGTCCGCCCGGTTCCACATTTCCCGCCTTGAAGCTGTTCAGACAGGTATTCAACAACAGCTTGAATTGCTATATGGCAATCAGGTTGATAGTCTGGATGCCCTGTTGAAGAAGGTTGTGGGCAATGGCTACACCCGCACGGCCTTTGAGGTTCAGAAGGGCGTTGGCCTTGGTTGGGATATTACCGGGCTGGATCAGAAGAAACTTGAAACCTTGCTTTCAAAGCCTTGGACAACGGACGGACGAACCTTCCGGGATCGCTGTTGGTTGAACAAGAATGATCTGGTTGGTTCGGTCAGCAAGAGCCTGACCCAAGGGCTTCTTCGGGGTGATTCCCCGTCCAAGATCACCACGGCTATTCAGAAGCAGTTCGGGGTTCATCGGTATAAGGCGGGGCGGTTGGTCAACACCGAAACCACCTATTTCAACGCCGTTGCCACCAAGGAATGTTATAAGGATTTGGATGTTGAAATGGTGGAAATCATTGAAACGCTGGATTCCCATACCTGTTCCATTTGTGGTGGGCTTGATGGTACGGTGATCCCCATTTCCCAATATGAACCCGGCGTGACCGTGCCGCCCTTCCACCCCAACTGTCGAGGAACTACGGCCCCGGCCATTGATCCCAAGTATGCCGGTGAAAGAGCCGCAAGGGATCAGGATGGAAAAGTTTACTATG